ATATATCCCTCTATAACATTGGTATCAGAGTTATATCGCATCATGCCATTAGCAGGACTTGAAGGGCGACTTGCAGTGCCTCCTGTAGGAATGGTAATGCTTCCACCACCGGGGATTACAGGGTTATTTACAATTCCAATTACAGGGGATGAAGAGCCATTAGTTACTGCAATTTGATTTGCTGTTCCTGTAATGGTTATTGCAGATAAAGAACTACCACCAGCAACAGCCAATAAACCTGTGCCTGAAAGTGTGGATAAAATGGAATTTAAACCTGTCAAAGCAATGGTAGGGTTTCCGCTTACTCCATTACCATTGGTAACGGATATACCTGATCCTGAACTTTGAATAGTAATTGGAGCTACTGTATTACCTGATGTCTTAGCAATAATTCCTGTAGAAGCGTTTTCTAGGCTTGCAGAGGTTGCATTTAAGGCAAATACAAAGTTGCCTTGAGCGCCACCATCAGTTACACCAATACCTAATCCACCTGTAATCTTTCGGCTATTCGGAAGGCTTGTTTCAGTATTAATTGTGGCAAATGTCTGTGTCTGGACAGGGCTATTAACTAACTTAGTAACAGTTGTTTGAACAGTTTGACCATTTTGGACAATAGGAACAAGCTCTGAACCTGTAATAGCGGTTGGAGCTGTTGGGAGTTGCGATATTCTGATATTTGCCATTATGGTGTTCCTGTTGCAATTAAAATACCTTCTACACCAATACCTACTTGTGATGTTCCAGAAGATGGTCCTCCAGTAGCTTGCCACTGAATATCAGTTTTTGCAGCATATGCACGAGGGGCTACTCGAAGTGTTTGATAGCTATTGGTAAAAGGCGCTTGTAAAAGAATTTGAATCAACCCAGCAGATGATTGTGTCCAAACTCTATATCCGCAAAAATTGTTAATTGTGTTTCCGCTTTGATTGGAATATGCATTAGATCGAGTCAAATAGAATGTATAACCATTCGGAACTGTATAAATCATTGCTTGGCTTTTACCATTTCCTGCTGTAATTTCAGCATATTGAATGGTTTTTCCTGCATTTCCTAGGTTCAAAATACCTACTGCATTGACAGTGCCAACTACTTGTATCCCATTGATTCTTAAGTAACTATTGACAGTAGTAACGCCTGTCGTTCCATTGGTAAGGGTCAATGTTTCAGAAAGCAAGTTGTAGCTAGAATCTAATCCATTAATTAATACTTGAACTGCTGTATCAGAAGCTGAAGAACTCCACAACAACATGGTTGTAGCAGATGCAGGATAAGTATAAGCGGTAGTATTTTCCCAAACAGGATAGTAAGTTACAGCACTAGAGTTTGGCAATGCACTCTGATAACCATAAATATTAACTACTGAAGCGCCTGTAACAAGCCCACGAGATACTTGTAAGTAAGGAGGTAAAGCAAGCGGAGATTCATTATCAGTAATCGCAGTAATTGGATTACTAGAAGATGAACCTTGAGGTGGAAAATAATTGATTGTCATGTTGACTGCAATCCACCAATAGTTATCGTTATTGTTGTTCCTGAACCTTTAATCTGAATTGTATCGCCTGCAAAAAGAGGCTGATTACTTGTCCATTGTACTGTTTGATTAGCAGTCAAAGGGCATTGATAAAAGATAGCATTAGATGTTCCTGCAGTTCCATTTGCAGGCACTAAATACACATCAAATGTTGCTGATGCACCTGTATTGCAAGCGGTAATGTCAGTTACATAGGTACGAACATTAGAAGGAACTGTATATAGAGTAGCAACGGATGTAGCTGTAACACCCTGACCCAATTTAACAGGAACTTGAACTTGAAATATTGGTAAGTAAGGAGCTGTCATGGGCTTAAGTTATCCAAATCACCATTGTTAGGATTCTCAATAGGTACTTCAGGGGCAATTCCCCATGTTCCTGCAGTTGCAGGGGTAGCAGGATCTTGTGATGGGTTGTTAACAATATTTGGATCTGTTGTCAACGCATCATCATTTTCTGCAATATCTGCATCAGGTCTAGGAAAGCGAATTGAAATCTTTTCAGGTTGTCTAGCAGGTAATCTATAAGGATCTCGTTCATCATTACATCCTTCATTGCAAACCCGAAGACCGGGTATATTTCTATCTTGACCAATATCCGAGTAAGCTCGTTTCATCTTGCATCTGTCGCAGATAGCAATTGATAAAACAGAGTTTCCACGAGTATCTAACCATTTAGGCATGATTATCTCGTGTAAACGGATATATTAGGGGCAAAGTAGATTGGAGACTTATCTCGCTCTTCTTGTTCAGCCATGTTGAAGTATTTTTCAGCTTGAGCTTCACAATAAGCAATACGATTTGGGTCTACATCAGGCAATTCCATAGCCATTTGATGGGCAAGCATATTCTGAATAGCCAAATACCAACGCTGAGGTATCTCAATCGACCCAGAAAGCGCTCCAACATCCTGAATATACCTAGAGCACCATGCCACAATCTGTGGAGAATAGATTGCAGGGCTGGGCCAAAGCGTCATAGTCGGTTGCGGAATGGTTCGATTGAACCAATACTGCAACGGATAGTTATTTGTGAAGTTTTTGTTCGGAAGATTGGTGTAATCATCACGATTCATACGAGCTAATGGGATTTCAGTAGCATTTGAACCAAAAACTACCTGATAAACACCCATATTTACGCCTGAAGTCTGTTTAATTCTCCAATATGGAGCTGTTACAGAGGGATCTAAGTCATAATAAAGCCAAGTTCCTGCCACCCAAGTAGTGGAAGATGGATCATAAAGCGTTATCCAGTTGGTATTATCTTGGGAATATTGAATCTGAATGTCTACAGCGCCATTAACAGCAGGCAAAATACCTACTGTTCCAATGTAAACACCTTGACCTGTACCTAAATTAATTCCAATTGTGCTTGTATTGTTAGTGCATTGGCAAATATTGGTGTATTGACCATCAAAAGCATAAGATCCATTACCAGTTGAAGAGTAACCACCTGTTGTATTGGCTGTTACAGTTCGATAATTGGAGTTTAGGACATCGTTTATGCCTACAGGTAGCTGATATTCATACTGGTCAGGAATAAGCCCGTATACGACCTTTTGGATAGCCCAATACTGAATACCTCTATTAGCTAGATTCGATAAAACATAGTAAAGGCTCTGTTTTGAGGCAGCTACTTGCTCAGATGTAAGAGTTTCTGCAAGCTTTCCTGCACGACGAGCACCGCTATCTATTAAATTTTGGACAGTTATTACTGTTTGACCAACTGTTCCGCTTGTGCTCATGGTTTACCACCCTTTTATATCATACTTTTTAGCTTTTCCACCATCTTTGCATTTCCATCTTCTTAAAGAAGCTTTTGCACGAGGCGCATCACCTTTGGCATGCTCAACTACCCCTTCCATTCTTGCACAGAACGACTTTTTCCTAGAGCCACCTTGTGGTTGGGGAGCTTTTAAATGACTCCCTGTCTCTCTATTATACTTTGCTCTACCCTTGTCGGTAAGCCCTGCACCCTCTTTTACAGACAATTTTTCACCACGACCAACAGATAATGAAACACCACCTTTTTTCATTTTTGCTGTCTTTGCGGATTCCTTAAATGCCTCTGCAGTAGGAGCGCCTTTACTTCCAACCTTACGCATATGTTCACCTGAACCATGAGCTATACGCTCTTGCTTTTTGTGAATATTTTCGTAAAGACCGCCTTTGGCAAATTTTTTACCTTTATCGGCACTTGCAAACTCTTTACCAACTTTAGATGGAATTCCAACTTTCTTAGCGAAAGCAGGGTTATGAGCCACTGCTTCCATTAAGTTATGTTGTTTTAAAGATTTGCTTGGCATATTAAGCCTGTGATTCTTGCCAAGATAAACGAGCAATGATGGTTGAAGCAGTTGCTGCGGTATTGAAAGCAACCACATACAAAGTGTCTGGACCATCAGGATATTGACCTGCAAAGCTATTTGACACTGTATTTGTCAATCCACCACCCAAGATAGCATTACCAATACCTGCTACAGATGTCAAATCTAGCGTTGTTTGACCAGAACTATTGGTAAACGCAGCAGCGATTGACTCACCACCTGTAAATGTTGCTGTAGTAGCAGTTTGTGATGCAACCTGAACAATAGAACTAGTTACAGTATTGTTTTGGGTAGGAGATTGGAATGCAGTCCAAGTAGCTGTACCTGTTGTGTATCCATTCAATACAAGCTGAATCAAGAAAGTTCCTGAAGTTACCACGCCCAATTCACGCAATTGCAATTGAAGGCGGTTAATAACTTCTTTATTTCCTAATGTACCAACTTGACCATTGTCAACAGATGGAGCTAAGCGAATTGCCAAAATAGGAACTGCGGTAGTTGCTGGAACTGAAACAGTTGCAGTTGTTCCATAGTTGTAAATTAATGACACATCGTTTGTAAATCCACCATCCATAATAACGGATGAACCCCAGTGTGAAATAACCGCAACTGAGTCAGGTGGAGCATATTCGACTGAAACAGGTGGAATGGCATTGGTTGATGGGAATGCTGCTGTAAATGCAGAAGCTGATCCACCACCTGTAGCGCCACGAGTTACACCTGTAAATTGGTCATATGCAAGACCTGAACTACTTGCAAAGTTAATGCCTGTGTAGGTCATGTATTCAATTGCACCATTAGAAGCGCCAGCAGTAACTTTAATAGTTCCACCATTTGGATTAAAGCCAGCAGCACTAATAACAGGAATTGTTGTTTGTGAATTTGTAACAGATGAATACAAGCTTGTTACAGCTCCTTGACCATTTGATTCATAGCGTGATGGCAAGTTTCCTGAGCGCATGTATGCAGCGTATTGAATGTTGTTGTTTTGGAAAGAGTAAACATAAGTAATTGCTCCTCCCTGACCACGAAAACCGAATCGTGCCACACCTGCGCCATACCAAGAATAATCGATATACCACATCTGAATCTTGGTTAAATCAAGGTTATATCCTGAAGGACCTGTTCCATCGCATGGGTCATACCATGCAGATTGTGGAACTTTGTTATCAATTGTTTTAGAAACCAAAGCATTGGCAATGGTTGCACCACGATATTCGGGGCTAATAAACATGCTTGTATCGCTTGCAATACCCATTACACGATAAGATTGACCACGAATAACAATGTAATCACCGGGAGCAATCTGAGTAGTAAATAAAGTACCTGTTCCTGTAACAGTTCCTGATCCTTGGGTTACGGATACAGTTCCGCTTAACTGATTGGTTGAGTTACGCCATACAGCATATACAGTTTGACCATCAAATTGGAAAAATAATCCATTTTGTGCATCAAATAAACCCAATCGATTGCTTGAGCCATACCAGCTATAAGGGCTAACCTTAACAGGCAAACCATTGATAGTTAATGCAGGGCTTGCTGACGGGGTGACATTGTTATATGTTGTGTAAGTTAATGTTGTAGGGCTAGGAACTGAAGCAATTTTAAATATGCCGTTGTAAGCCGATACAACTGCGTTTTGAACTTGAATATACGCATTGGTAGTCATGTTATGCGCCCAACGAGTTGTAACAGTCACTGTAGTTCCTGAAGATGTTACAGAGCTGACAAATAGTTGTGGCTTCATAATTGAGCCAGTGGAGAACTGAATACCTTTACCAGACTGATAACGGAAATAACGACGAGTTTGGCGCATCATCTGTTGATTTGGAACAGCAGAGCCAGCAGTAAAGTTTACTGATCCATCATATGCACGAGTTTCTACATATCCTGATGGTCTAGCATAAATAGTAGTTTGGTTAGCAGAGTTAACAATTGTTCCTGTTGGAGCGTTTACTACAACAAAAGTAAATGTATTTGCTGTTGGAACAGTTGCTACTACCCAAGAGCCATTAGGTGGATTAGTAGAGGCGGTAGTGCCAATTACAAAAATTAATGAGCCAGCAGACATGCCATGAGGTGATGTTGTAGTTACTGTACAAGTTGTACCTGTATTAGTAATAGCATTTGCACCTACTGCAAAACCGCAGTTAGTGTAAAAATTACCTGAATAAACATAAGTAGCTGTTGCGTTATATTGATTTCCTGATGCCACAGCATTTGTGGTTAAAACAGTAAATGATGTACCGCCTGTAGAAGCAGTTACATACCACCAACCATTGGCGTTTGGATCTAATGCATCCTCAATAAATACAGGAGTTCCAACCGCTACTGTAGCTGTTGTTGAAACTACAACTGTAGTCGTGCCGTTACCTGTAATTGCAGTAATAGCAAGTGGTGAATTTTGGTTATACCAGCAAGATTGACGATTATTTTCTAAATCAAGCTGTTCCCATTTAGAAGGCTGTTGACCATATTCAAAGTCAGTATCAATCAATGATTGCGGAGTAGAAACACGCAATTTATCAACTGGATCATAGCCTGTTGATAGTTGTGATTTTTGAGTCCGTAACTGGTCTTCAGTTTTGGATGTTGTATTTGTGTAGACGACTAATTGTGACATAGCGTTATCCTAGAAAAAATAGAAATATAAAAGTGAAGCTAGGAACTGCAAAAGGTGGGGGATTTCTCCCCCTGCCTTTTAATAATTACATTTACCGCCTTTTTTCATATGATGCTTAGCGTGACCGCCTTTTTTCATAGGATGAGCTTCAATCTTCTCATGACCATGATGATGCTTAGCTACATGCTCATGCATATGGGTAAAACCATGATCCCCATGTCCATGAGTCGTGTGATGAGACACATGACCGCCATGAGCATGATGCTTAACATGACCACCTTTTTTGTAACCAGCAGGCTCTTGCTTAATGCCTTTAATGCCTTTTGGTCGCTGTTTAGGGCTATGAACACCATCGTTCATATCGCTTACAAAACGCTTAGCAACATTGTCAGAAACAGTGCCACCTTTAGCATACTTATGAGCATGACCGCCACGCTTGTAACCAACACCTTCAAGGCTACCAGATTTAGTGCTGAAACCTTTAACTTGCTTAGCTCCAACTACTTTATCTTTCACATTGATTTTTGGTTTCAAAGTCGTTTTTGTTTCAAAAGAATCAATCGCAGCTCCACCATCTTTTAAATGTTTAGCATGCGCTTTGTGGTGCTCGTGCATCTTTTTGTGATGCGCTGAACCACCTTCTTTATGTTTAGCAGCATGGTGTTTAGCCATATGCTTGTGATGCTCATGCGAACCTTCAGGATGACCAGAAATATGGTGAACCTTGTGTGCATGACCGCCTTTTTTGTA